CTTCGGCCGATGGGAAATGTCTCCCGTGTTGTTTCCGCAAATTATGGGATTCCGACTTTTTGAAAAAACAATTGGACCAATGTGGAATCCGCGACGACCCGAGAATCAAACCCCCCTCACCCGACGCCGCCGCCGCTGCACCCCTAACCACTACAGGTGAACCGTCTGCAGTCTCACCCTCCACCAAACCGATTCCTATTGAACGAGCGCCATCGATTGAACAATCGGATAAAAAAGACAAGTATATTTCCGCCATTGAACGTTTCCCACTTCCAGAACGCAGATACGGATTCCTTCCCATTTCAATTCAAATGTTTTTCGGATTTCATTATAAAGACGCCATTTCCACCACGAATTCCGCCGAACTCAAAAAAGACAAACCGGTCCTTTTAAGATACGGTACAGAACAGACCAACCAGTTTTCATTCATAAGTGCCCTGTGTGACGTGTATGCCGCCATTCATAAAAAACCGGCAATTCCCAAAGTAAAACAAATGCGACAGATATTGGCCCATGCAATTACACTCGACCAATTCACGCGTCTTCACAACAATTCATTTCCCGCCGTTTTTAAACCTAAACATAAATACGTCGATATCGATTTTAATAACACGGAATATACGTCCAGCGAACTTTACAAATCGGCGAATTTACAGAATCCGTTACAAGAGGATTATTTGCACAATACGATTGCGGCCTATGAAGAATATAAAACCTTTTTGACCGACCCAGATACTACAGCCAAAATCGACCACGAATATCTCTGGGATCTAATTACCACTCCCAATCCCAAATTATTTCCCAGAGGGGTGAATTTGGTCATTTTACAAATCGTCGATAATGATCTTACAGATAATGTCGAATTGATATGTCCTTCGTCGGCATATTCGAATAACCTGTATGACCCCCGCAAGGAAACCCTCATATTGTTAAAACGCGAAACGGACGCACATTCGAATTATCCCATTTATGAACCCATCTATTTATACGAAGACCGAACGGCTGAACCGGTCGCCCCCCATATTTCCCGAATATTCAAACCAAATACCGAAGTCAAAAACGTCGAACGAGTATTGACCATTATCCAGTCCGCCGCCAAAACCAAATGCACACCTATTTCGAGCGCGCCTCGCAAAATCATCCCTTTCCGAACAAATCATAATGTCCTACAGATTATTTCTATTTTGAAAAAATATGATTTGCCCGCACCCATCCAACAAGTCGTCAATTATCAAGGTAAAATCATTGGATTGGTTTTACTACATAACGCCACACAAAAACAGTCGAATTTCTTTTTGCCGACTGCACCATCTACACCTGTAAGACAATTGCCGAAAATATACATGGACGAGGATGCAATATGGAGGGATTACGGTCATACACGGGATTTTTTATTAGAAATCCATCGGGCCACCAAGGGCGAAATATATTCGACTCCCCTTGCAAAAATGGTGGAAGACGGAATGATTGTCGGCATTCTTACCGAAACCAATCAATTTATCCGGGTAGACCCCCCTGTCGAAAATACACTGTTGGACGATACACTGGAAACAATCGAGGGCGAAGATACCATTTTGGCAGATACGGTTTTGACCAATCGACCGATACGTTCCAAAGTCAACAATCGCGAATTCATCACAAAGTGTATTTTATTAGAAACCAAAATGTATTCGGCCTTCCGCAGTTTTGTCCGTATTTTACTGAATTCAATTGAAAATCGACCGTTCAGAGACGAAATTGTACAGATATTGGCCGCCCCCGCCAACGCCCCCGCCAACGCCCCCGCAATGCTATACAATGAAAAACTGAAACAGATAATTGCGAAACTCGTTTCTCTGACAAGTAATAAAATCAAATTTATACTGTTTGACAAACAGGTTATTTTGACGACGACCGATGTTTTCTTATCGAACACAGAAGATACATTGTATCTCTCCAAAGAACATTTGATTAGTAAATATATAAGTGAAATTAACAAAACACCCATCTCTGATTCAGAGATTCAAAATCGTAAAATATATTTTACAAGACTCGCCGACGAATTTATCCGCCATCCCAATATCCAACAATTTATGTTGTCCTCCAAAAAATACGCGAATGTTTCAAATACCGAATACAAAATACATCCCGACGAATTTATCATCTTGAATTCAATGCTTATAGGGGATTATTTTGACGATATCATATATACCAAACGTTCGAAACATATACATAATACCGTGTATGACAATGCAAAACCGTTTATGATTGAACAAAATTATTCTCACGAGGTGACGGCACAAGAACAACAGGAATATTTGCGAAATGCACAACAGCGTCAAATGGCGGCGGCCAAAGACGTATCTGCGGAATCCTCCGAATCCGTAAATCCCATATACAAAATAACGGAAGAATGTCAACAAAACCCTCCTGGCGAAATCGAAGGAAACAAGCGTTCCAAATGGAGAGTTCGTTTCGAACATCGATTCAGAGATGCCAAAGAATGGAAATTCAAGAATTCGATTAATTGTACCTATTCTCTGATTCTATTCATCATTTATGAACATAAAAATCAAACTGTAACGATTCAAGAGTTGAAAACCGGACTAATCAAAGCATATAAACACTATATGACCCATCATAAAGACAAACTTTTTCATATTTTAGAAAAACAGGGGAAGACACAAATCGTGAAAAATATCCGGAAAAATGGTATAGATACGGCGATCATAAACGAAGGTTATTATTTGACCGATTTGGATGTATGGATGTTGGCCGAAATATACGATTTACCGATTGTATTGTTTTCGACCAAAGGTGTTATTTCCATGGTTTCGAATGCCGAATATCGCGAATTGGATTGGATGGTATTGGACAAAAATTACAAGAAAAAAGAGAAATTTTATTTTGTGAAATCCGATACAACCAAAATCAAGATTCCTCGTTCAAGTATGATAATTCCCTGTATGACATTCGAGGATCTGGGAGAAGAAATGGGGAAATTTATAAAACAAACGACTTTGCCCAATTTCCATTCTCTGACACAATTCTTGGAATTATATGAAATGTCATAATTTGAAATGTCATAATTCGTAAAAATTAAAATATAAAAATACAAGTATATAAAATATATACCTGTATGACAACACCCACAACCGGTCTGAACCGTTTTGATGCCGTATTTTACATTAATTTAGAAAAACGTACCGACAGACTGGAACATATTACCACACAATTGTCCCAGACCAATATTGATCCATCCAAAATATTCCGAATCGATGCCGTGTATGACCCCAATGGCGCAATTGGATGTTCAAAATCCCACTGTTTGGCGATTGAACAGTTTTTGGATAGCGAATATAAAACCTGTTTGATATTAGAAGACGATTTCGAATTTATGTTGCCACAAGAAAAAGTCAATAGTATGGTGGATGATTTATTTACAAAAGTTCCCAAATATGATTTGGTCATGTTTGCCGCCAATATTGCGCAATGTTATCCTACAGATTGGAATTTTTTAGTAAAAATCGGAAATGCTCAGACAACGGGAGGATACGCCATTACTCGGAAATTCGCAAGAATACTTTTGAAGAATATCAAAGAGGGTATTGCACAATTCGAACGGACAAATATAAAACCGCTATTTGCCATTGATATCTATATGAAACAATTACAACCCAAATCAGATTGGTTCTGTTTTAATCCCAAAATAGGAAAACAAATGATATCTTATTCAGACATTGAACAACGGGTTGTCAATTATGGATGTTAATATTTTGAATATAGAATAACAAAATGATATAAATATGTTTTTTTTATAAAATAAAAATGATACATATATATGGTGACAGCCATGCTGATTACAGTTTTCGTAATTTATCTTTACCACACGTAAATCATCGTGAATATTCAATTACAATGTTTCGAATTGGTCGAGATAATACAATTATAAACTTTAATATAAATGAATTAAATCCGAATGATATCATTGTTTTGGTATATGGTGAAGTTGATTGTAGATGTCATATACAAAGACAAATTGATTTGGGTAGAAACGAAGATGATGTCATATTTGAATTGGTGAATAAATATTTCGAAACAATTAAAAATAGTATTATAACCAAACCATTAAAAGTGGTTGTTGTAGGTATTATTCCCCCTAAACAAAAACTCGAGTATGAGATTATACACGGACCAATCACACACGAATTTCCATTTGTAGGAACTGACGAAGAACGAGCTCGATATACACAGAAAATGAATACATTATTAGAACAAATGTCACATAAAGACGGATATACATATTTTAATCCATATTCATATTATACACGGGAAGATGGCACATTAAAACACGAATTATCCGATGGAATTGTTCATATACAACAAAATTCGATTATTTTGGAAAAATTCATTACACTAATACATCCTTTGAAATGGATTCGGATTCGTCTATATAAATAAAGTATGGAACATAAAAAAATTATTATTTACAAGTCATAAATAATAATATTATAGAATAGTGGGTATAGAATAATGAGTAAGTCTATGTATGACAAATATATGTAATCCACACACCCCGGGTTGTTAAAATCCCATATCATAATCATCTTCGCAAATACCCAAATCTTCCTTTTTGATGGCCGACAAATAATTCTTGATTTCAATCTGCGATTTCGAACATTCGCCTGCACCGTCTTGTCGACCCAGTCCAAACATTTCGTCGATTTTGTCGTCGTCATTGGAAACGTCCACAACTGCATCCGACAATTCTTGCATCTCTTTCATATTCAAGACAATATTGAACGATCCAGTTCCGTAATTCCCGTATTGACCACACATCACATTCGCACTTACACCACGCATCGCATCAAAATCGGCGTGTCGCGCTGCATCCAAAAACACTTCTGTATGAACTTCAAATGTCGCTTTTGCAATGGGTCCTATATTGTCTTTCAAAATACCCGACCGGAAAATAGCCACCAAATTCTTTGTAGATGCCATACGGTCACACAGGAGACTCAAATGATGGTAATTGATATAGACATCGCTGAATTCCATCACTTCTGTGAATTCATTGAATATCACTTGACGCGCGGCTTCAATGCCAAATATATCAAACATCTCTTGGATATCATTACTGAACGTTCTCGAATTGTCAATATAATCCAGCGCCAACACATCCATTAAATTCGAACCGTTTGTATCCAATATCCAACATTCCTTTTTGACATACCGACCATCCTCTTTGACCACATTGTTTTGCAATTTTCGCGGCATCACGTTGTTTATACCTGTAATACCCCGCAACACAATATTGTTCAACAGCGAATCTTGGAAATTTTGCAAGAGGTATATTTCATCGGATTGGTCCAGTGTCTGTGGAACCGCCGACGCCTTCTTCTTCTTCTTGTCAAACAGGGTATTCATTCGAATACGGAAGACCAGATTATCCGAATTGTAATCGGAATACACACAGGATATTTCCGATTTATGACTGTTTACTAATGCAAAATGAATGTCGTCCATCGTAATGTTCTTGTCCAACAGCTGCTCTGCGTCGATTTCCATTCGAATAATCCATTTGGATTTTATGACTTCGGGTTCCGATTGTGCTCGGCCGCCACCTCCGCTGACCAATGACGATTGGTCGGCGATTTCCAATCCATCATTACACTCTTTGACAAAATCTTCGAATTCGTAGAACTGGTCCAACAGGGGTTGGTCTTTTTGAATAAACGTCGACCGTTCATTGGGGTCAAAGTATATCTGTATGGATTTGACCACGTCTTTCAGTTTGGTATGTTCAATCATATTGGAATATTTTTCAGCACGTTCTTTCTCGTATTCATCGACGGCTTTCAAATAGATGGTCATAGAGGAACTACTCGGTTTCTTGGTTAATCGGAGAATCTCTTCTATTCTGGGAACACCACGTGTAACGTTCGATTTTGTAGCAACACCGGCCAAATGGAATGTATCGCGCATACATAAACCATTGTATATGTCGAAATTGCGGGTATCTTCCACGGTCAAATCATACGCATATTTGGTGGTATTCGGGACTTCTTCAATCGAAACAATCTGGTCAAACAGTAGGTCTTGCATTGAATCGGATCCACGTGGCTGCATAACCATTTTGCCATTGATGATATTGGGTATATATTCTTCGGGTGTTTCGAAACTTGGAATATACTCTTTATGTTCTCGATATTTATTTAGAACCGTATCAAAATCCACCTGTTTGATGGAAACGATATACAAATTCAACTCATCGTCGTGTTTGTTGATAATCGATTGTATTCCCATATTTTTTAATAATACCGTCAAATCGACCGCAAATAAGTATTTCAGTCTCATTGCAAATATCCGAATGGGTTCTTTGGGATTCGGGAATATATAATACACATTGTCCTGTTTGGATGAAAATACTTGACTCAAATAATCCAAACTGTGTTCAATGGTCGAGAACAATACCGTTTCGGGAACACGCTCGTGTCGGTCGTCATACACGTAATTTATACTGTTTGACTCTGGATCCTCTGAACCGACCGCGGATTCCAACGCCTTTTTCGAAACGGGCAAGTAATCTCCCACCGCCAAGTCTTTCCCTTCCACGCCCACGATTTTGCCATCCACCAATTGCAAGAACGATTTTGCTTTAGTGGCAATGACTTCGCGACATCCCTTGGTGGTTATTTTCAACATGGTATCCGTACCGTCTTCGTTGATAACGGGGTGTTGTGTAACGGCTTCAATACGTCGCCAAACCGTTTCGCCGGATTCCGTTGCACACGGAACTTCATAGTATTCTTCGGATACATCCAATTCGGCATAAGTGGTGGTCAGGCCGGCGGAAGCGCCAGCGCCAGCGCCAGCGGCAGCGGCATCGCCAAAAGTAACCTGTTTGACCTTCGACCGTTCGATATGTTCGCATATGAAATCGCCAATGACAACTTTGCGAATTTCCTGTTTGGAATTACGAACTACAATCTCCGTCTCATAAATAACGGAATTCAAAGTAAGTTGTGTAGTGGGTTCTCCAATAGACTGACCCGCAATGACCCCCACATTTTCACCCGGATTGACAATTGACTGTTTGTATTTCAACGAAATGGTTTCCAACAGGAATACTAATGCTTTTTGATGAAACCGGCGATTGACTAATAAATCTTTAGGACTCAAATAGAAGTAATACAGGATTTCAAACATTTTCGTCGGTTTCACGTAATGCAATTTCTGCAAATTTTTGAAATAAGTTTCAATCAATTCAAATGCCTCCAAGGGGGTGATATCCACAATCGACCCCGCATTCAAATTGAACTGACCCTGTATATTCGCAATTATATTCTGGAAAGATACCGGAACACGCACCACATTCTCATCGCGATTCTTGAACAGATCCTCCACAATATTCTGTTGGTAATTCTGCATATTCAAAATCTGTGTCTGACAGATGGTTCGCACCTGGTCGCGCTGTTTACGCATACGCGTAATCGTAGATTTACTATATATGACCAATAGATCGGCATCGCGTTCGTTCATTCCGGGAATATCATAATGCATGTAAATATCCTCGAGACTCATACCAACCAATGGAATCGACTGATTCTCCACTTTGGTGGAATCCACCCCGTCGTCTCCATAGGCGAATTGTACTATATGACCCTTATCATTACGAACCGTCATATCATAATACACCTGATAATATTCCATACCCTTAATGAGCCGTCTCTGAATATAACCCGTTTTGGACGTCTTCACCGCCGTATCAATCAAACCAATACGACCACCCATTGCGTGGAAGAAGAGTCCGGGTGCAGTCAATCCAGTAATATACGAATCCTCTATGAATCCACGCGCAATGGGCGAATCGTCGAATTTGGCGAAATGCGGCAGGGTACGGTCATTGAATCCATTGGGAATACGTTTGCCATCTACGTTCTGTTGTCCTAAACAGGAAATCATCTGTGAGATATTAATGGGAGAACCCTTGGACCCCGAATCCACAATCATCACAAACCGGTTATCTTTGCCCAAATTCTCACGACCGATTTTACCCGATTGTTCCGTCGCCTTATTCAGGATATTGTTTATACGCGTCTCGAATTCCACCGCATTCGTATTGGCCGTCGAGTTTTCAAAGATTCCCAAATGAACCTGGTTTATGATTCCCTGGACTTCCATCTTCTTGTCCGCAATGACTTGGACAATACGTTCTTGGGTGATTTGATTCGCAATTAAATCGCTGATTCCCACACTAAACGACGAGGTTTTCATATACTCCGTCACAATATTTTGTAAGTTATCAATGAAATTCGACGCCGCCATATTGCCATAATCATTGAATATGCGATGTATGACACCCTTCGTAGATGAACCCAACACCGATTTGTCGATTTTACCGCGTAATAATGTCCCGTTACGCAATTCAAATACATTGTTGGACGTCGCGAATTCTTCGGATTCTTTAAACAGTTTATTTTTGTAAATCATCGTCAATGAAGGGAATATTTGTGACAATATTTCGAAACTGCTAATAGACGGTTTCCGTAAAACCGAAACATCCACATCGGGATACATCATCAATAAATTCATCGCCTGTTTGGGTGTAAATTGGATATTTTCACGGGTAAATTGGAAAGAACCGATCATCGAATCCTGGAAAATGCCGATAATTGGACTGTTGGAAGTCGGACTAATCAATTGGTAAGGAATGGCCGCCAAATGTCGCAATTCGGTCTCGGCCAATACATTCTGCGGCATATGCATATTCATTTCATCACCATCAAAATCGGCATTATAGGGTTTGGTCACACCAACATTGATGCGAAACGTATCGCCGCGTTTCATGATTTTCACTATATGACACATCATCGAATTCCTGTGTAAACTCGGCTGACGGTTGAAAAGCACCGCATCCCCGTCCATCATATGACGATGAACCACATCACCGGTTTCCAAACGAATCGACCCACGGTCCACATATCTCAGCGAAATCGATTCCCCGTTTTTGCGTTCCAGAATCTTTGCTCCCGGATATTCATCGGGTCCATTACGAACCAGCGACAATAAATATTCGCGATTCAGGTCGTTTACAAGTACGGGTTTGGTGATATTTTTCGCCACTTTTAATGGAACGCCCAATTGACGAATGGACAAATTGGGGTCACCGGTAATGACCGAACGGGCACTGAAATCCACACGTTTACCCATCAAGTTTCCACGGACACGACCATTCTTGCTGTTCAATCTACCCGAAATACACTGTAGTGGTCTGCCAGAACGTTGTGCCATCGGAACCGCGCCTTTCACCTTGTTATTGACAATCATTGCCACGAAATATTGCAATACCGTTGTAAGACCCTCTATGACATTAGCCGGTGCATTGTTCTGTATTTTGTCCAACAGGTCGCGATTCGTTTTTATGATGTTGCTATATATGTGCGTCAAATCGTCTTCGCTGCGTTGCTGAGCATCGTGTTTGACAGATGGACGAACGGCGGGTGGTGGCACGGGCAATACTTGGCAAATCATCCATTCCGGACGAGACCAGATTGGACTAAATCCCATGAAAGCAATGTCTTCGTCGGAAATACGCCGGAAAATCTTCAAGATGATTTCGGGGGTCAATCGCATATTGGCGAATTCTCCCGGTGAAATCTCCCAAGTCGCAAACAAAGACGACATTCCTTCCAATTTGACCTTGCTTGGCTGTTTGCATCCACATCCGTCTTCTGTCGATTCGCCACAACGTTTGATTTTCATTGCGAGCGTCGAAACATAGGACCACCGGTCTTCCAATGACATTTTCATTACGTGATTATGCTGTTTTTTGTTTAGTAGCAAACGACTGCATTTAAAACAGATACATTTCAATATTTTCATAATATCCTTCAAGTGTTGGATGAATAACACCGGACGAGACATTTCGATGTGTCCAAAATATCCGGGTGTATTAATATACGTTAAACCATCTGTAGGACAAATCAAGCCCGGTTCTAATACACCCATTTTTGGATCAAACAGACCTCCCATTACAGGTTTGTTATTGATATATGTGTCTCGACTGGTCACCTCCACTACGGAGTTTTTACGAATTTCTTCTGGCGAACCAATACTAAATTGGATGCCGATGATTCGTGATGATTGAATCTTTTGGTACGATTTCATTTTGAATAAATACTATAATATAACGGATAAAATATTTAAATGGTTTTCGTATCAATCAATTTTATTTTTTTTTCGGCCAATCAAAAAAAATAACAATGTAGGACATTATACCAGTGAAGTTTTGAAAGATTTATAACACTATTTTTTGTTTTTGAAAAAAAGATATAAACCTAATATGGGTAATCATATTAAGATATGCCAAAATATAATTTTCGTAGTAAAAAAGTGAAACCGGAAGAATCCGAAAGTGATGATTCGGATTCCGATTATGAAACTGTGGATGAATCCACCGAAAGTGAATCTTGTACAGAAGATTCAGAGACGGAATCCGAGAGTGGTGGCGGCGACGATGACGACGATGACCAAGATGAAGAGGAGGAGGGCGACGACGACCAAGACGAGGCGGAGGGTGAATGTGAAGAAGACAACGAAGCCAATGATTTATTAGAAGCCGAAGATTTATATAAATTGTTGAGTGAAGTGTTTCCATCTAAATACATGAATCAGAAAATAGAAGCTTCAAAATTGCTGGCATTAGAAAACGTAAAAAATGTTAAGAAGCAAGAGAAGAAACAAAAAGACGAAAAAAAAAATGTCAATAAAAAAACAGACAAAAAAGACAAATCGAAATCTGAGAAAAAAACGGTGGAAAAGAAATCCTGTAAAAAAGCGGAAAAGAAATCCGAGAAAAAGTCCACAGAAAAGAAATCCGAGAAAAAGGCCACGGAAAAGAAATCCGAGAAAACAAAAAAATCAAAAAAGAACGAATCGTCCAGTGACGACGATGACGACGACGACGATGAAGAAGATAACCTGTTGGACGAAGATGACGATATGAATAAAATCAATATTTTCTTTACAATTGACGACGGTACCGGTGCAGGCGCAGATGCAGATGATTTTTATGACGATGAAAAAGAAGAAGGGGAATGTGACAGTGAAGACGAAGAGGTCTTTATGAAAGAAACGTATGAAAAGATAGACGAATCCAGCAATACAAATCCGGAAAAACAGACCAATGCCGTCATTTCTACTGAAAAGAAAACCAAAAAAAAGAAACGGTTATCACAAGAAGAAGACGACGTTGTTTTAAAAGACGTTGCACAGGAATATTTGGATTTGGTTGAATTGCGAAAAGATTTAATCAAGAAACAACAGAAATCGCCTAAAAATAAAATCTTGAAAAAGGCAATTGAAGATTGCAACAAGTCGATTCAAAAACTGGTAAAGAAATCGCGAACACGGAATTTGAAAACATATCATAAACTCATTAAAAATTCAAGTGGTCAGAATAAAATGAATGAATTCGACTATTTTAAAACGCGAATGTCGAATCGGGAACAATTGAAAATTATGGAGGATCTCAAGAAAATCAACAAACATATCAATATTGATAAACCATACCGTCTGGCTCTCCTACAGTCGAATATTCCGACCAATTTCAAGGCTCTTGCGATGCAGAAAATGAATCTGCTGCGAACTATGGAACCCGGTGATTCCGAATATTACAAAATCAAGAATTGGGTGGATAATTTTATGCGAATTCCATTTGGGATCTATCGCAATTTACCCGTTCAATTATCGGATGGAATTGAACTCTGTCAGAGATTTATGGAGAGTGCGAAACGGACATTAGATGATTGTGTTTATGGAATGGAAGACGCTAAAATGCAGATTATGCAATTGATTGGTCAATGGATTATGAATCCCGCATCGATTGGCACGGCCATTGCAATTAAAGGAGCCGCCGGTATTGGCAAGACCACATTGGTCCGTGATGGAATTTCCAAAATATTGGGCCGCGATTTCTCTTTTATTCCTTTGGGTGGATGCAGTGATGGTTCCTATTTGACCGGTAATGGATATGTGTATGAAGGCGCGAGCCACGGCAAGATTGTGCAGGTGTTGATTGATAGCAAGTCGATGAATCCCGTCATTTTCTTTGATGAATTAGACAAGGTTTCGGAAACCCCCAAAGGCGAAGAAATTACCGGTGTATTGACACATTTGACGGATACTACACAGAATTCGCAGTATCACGACAAGTATTTTTCCGAAATCGATTTTGATACGAGCAAATGTCTGTACATTTTCAGTTACAATGATGAATCTAAAGTCAATCCGATTTTGAAAGACCGTATGTATCGCATTGAAATCAAGGGATATGAAACCAAAGACAAGATCGTTATCGCCAAGAATTATCTGTTGCCCAAAATCCGCGAAATGGTGGCGTTTTCAGAGACCGATGTTGTTATTCCGGATGAAACCATCGAGTATATTGCAAACAACAAACAGTTTTCACAAGATGAGAAAGGGGTGCGTAATTTGAAACGCTGTTTGGAAATTATTTATACGAAATTGAACCTGTTTCGATTGACCAAAAAGGAACACGATATTGTCAAACACGTGAAACTGTCGGTTGAATTTCCATTTACGGTTACGAAAGAGGCGGTGGACCAGTTAATCAAACAGACCGATGTTCCCAATATATCGATATTGTCAATGTATATTTAAGAAAGGGTGTGTGTCATACAGTGATTATTCAGAATATAAAAATTCAAATATTGTATTTGAATTTTTACAGACATTTTAGTAGAAATATAGAAATAGTTATAAATGAAAACATAAAATATCCTGTATGACATATGTCGGAGACGCCTCCCAACGTCCATACTCATAGTTTTGCCGATTTGTCTACATATTATAATCAAGTCTTGAATAAAGATAAATCCACGTTTTGTTCGAAAAATGACGAATCTACCCCGATAGAACTCGTCTCTGAAATCATTGCGAAAATCCCACAGGAATTATGGGAAAGGGGGTGCGCCGAAGACGCCGACGCCGATTTGAAAATATTGGACCCCTGTTGTGGAAACGGTAATTTCGCACTCCCGATTTACCATCGACTCATTGAATCGGGCAGAATTTCCCCAAAAGAAGCATTAGAGAATATCATATATATGACCGATATCAATACCCGGCGATTGGCCAATGTTCGCGCCATATTTAGTGAACCTGTCGAGGCCGCTGCCGATGCCGCCGCCACCATAACCCCCAATGTCAAAGAGTTGGACTTTTTGACCACTCGCGAGACGCTGATTCAAACCCTCGGCGATTTTCCTAAATTATACGACCTCATTATCGCCAATCCTCCCTACGCCAAAATCGACTCGGATGGGAAACGTTCCGCCAAAAACCACAATATGATTCGCCCCTTTGTCCTACAGTGTATTTCGCTT